CTCAACATAGTACTGTGGTATTTGCCCTGTGTTTTTTGCAGTTGAATGGTCTAGGTAATTTACTGTGTATGTTTTTTGAAGTAGTGCATCACCTTTATACTTTTCATTGGTAAGAATTGATGTCACCACATTCTTTTGCCATTTTGTGGATTTGCCACTAGGAGTCTTGATATGTTGTGATTTAAGATATCTTGCTATTCCTGTAGGTGTTTTCCCTTCAACAAGAAACATTCGATAAATCGTCCTAACAATCTCAGCTTGGTCTTCGTCAATAACAATCTTGTCATCTTCTTTCTTGTATCCGAGAAATCTTTTATATGCAAAGGATACTTTACCTTCCTGGAACCCGACTCGTTTTCCCCATGTAACATTTTGACTAATAGAACGTGATTCCTCCTGAGCTATTGATGCCATTATTGTTAAGATAAGTTCGCTCTTTGGATCCAGTGTCCATAAGTTTTCCTTCTCAAAGAAGACTTCAATCCCTTTTGCTTTAAGTTTACGAACATATGAGATTGTATCTAATGTGTTTCTAGCAAAACGTGAAATGGACTTAGTAATGATGAGATTGATTTTACCGTTCAACGCATCCTTAATCATCCTATTAAATTCAGTACGCTTTTTGGTCGTTGTTCCTGAAAGCCCTTCATCAGCGTATACTTCGGTATATTCCCAGTCAGGTTTCTCCTGGATGTATTTTTTATAGAAATTCACTTGTGCCTCGTAACTAGTATATTGCTCATCGCTATTTGTTGAAACCCTTGCATATGCTGCTACTTTCTTAACTTGATTCGCATTTAGTGGCATTTGGGTAATGGGATTAATTGTTGATGGTATTACTGTGACTTTAGCCATTTTCTCTACCTCCATGATGTTGTTTGAGTGCTCTTAATCGAGCCTGTTCCTTCATTTCAGGTGTCCAACTCTTACTTCTTGATTTATGTTGCCAACGATAGCTGACAACCGCTCCGTCTCTCATATGAAAATCTAGTTGTTTATTCGCTTGAACGATTATCTTAGTAACCTTTGAATTAAAAATCATCTCACTATATTGGTCCATATCTAAAACACGCTTAGACGCTTCAACGATTATGTTGTGTGGGACTAGTTTAGAATCACAAACATCTTGACCTTTACTTGCTGATTTCGAACAAATCCAAATATCTTTCTGTCTCATCTTTTTAGGTGTATAAGTTGAACTACAATTACCACATTGTATCAATCCATGTAAAATCGTTTTTTTCTTTGGTAGATTAGATTTATTTTTAATGGCACGTTGGTGTTTAATTTTTTGCACTTTATCGAATAGTTCATTGCTTATAATTGCCTCATGGTTTCCTTTAACCAAATATCGATCAAGTTCTCCTTTATTGATAACCTGTTTCTTTGATAAATGATTGTTCAAGTATGTCTTTTGCAAGAGCAAGTCACCTGTATAATTTCGATTTGACAGAATCTTAATAATCGATGATGGACCCCACTTTTTAGATTCCTTAGGTTTTATACCTTTTTCATCTAATATCTGACAAATTGTTTCAGCACCATTGCCATCAATATATAGTTTGTAGATGAGCTGCACCAATTCAGCTTCTTTAGGAATCACTCGAAACGTCTTATTCTTTAAGTTATACCCAAGAGGCGATCGCCCTCCCCAAATCTCACCTTGCTGAAATTCCTTCTTAATGCGCCATTTCATATTTTCTGAAACACTTCTTGATTCTTCCTGTGCTACAGATGCCAATAACGTAAGTACCATTTCTCCTTCGCTGCTTATTGAGTGAATATTCTGTTCTTCAAAAAATACATCAACATTTAGTTTATCAAGTTCTCTTACAGTCTCAAGAAGTATCATTGTATTTCTTGCAAACCTTGATATAGACTTTGTAATAATCATATCAATTTTCCCTGCTTTGGAATCTTCTAATAACTGTTGAAACTCTTCTCTTGAATCTTTGGTTCCTGTGAGAGCTTCATCTGCATACACGCCAGCAAACTGCCAATCATTATTATCTTGAATCATTTTCTTATAATAATTAATTTGAGCGGATAAGGAATGTAACATTGCATCTTTACCATTAGATACTCTCGCATAAGCAGCGACTCTAGTTTTCTTTGGTAATTTGGATAATGCTTCGATTTTGGTTATCTTCTTTTCCTTCATCTTCTACCTCCTCTTTGGTTACACTATATATCACTCTTTTAGGGGGTTTAGTCAAGTTGTTAAGGCGGTAAATGTTACCTTTATTGATACAATATTTTTCTGCTAAAAATGCCTCTGCTTTAAGGTATTCAAATTTACTTAATATACCCTCCTCTAACATTGATTTAATGGGTGCAATAGATAAGTAATACATCTCTAAATTAGATCGATTCATTGTGACTTGATCCTTTTCTTTGCTCATTCCACCATTGCCATCTGCATTTGTCTGAACAGAATATCTTTTTCTTTTTCCCTTTTACTGACTTCATCTCAAGACCACAGTTTTTGCAATAACCAACAAGGCTTTCTTCTTCCATTCTCAAACATGCATAACGAACAGCATCAACTTTTAGATTAAGCTCATTTGCAATCCTTTTGTAACCATATCCTTTGTCTCTTAACTCTTTAATTAGTGTGTCATTATTCATACGAACTACCTCCTAAATCATAGTCCGCAGAATTCGTGTAAAAGTTCGGGTCTGTTATAAAAATCTTATCAATATCTGTTTTTCTTATCATAAAATTCATGTGTGATACCTCCTTCAACAGTTAAATGGCGAGGTATGACACGATTTGCTAATAAATATGGAAAAAAGTGCAAATAAAAAAGCCGTACCTTTTTACCAGTACGGCCAGTTTCTAAAGTTCTATTCGTTCTTCGTGTTAATAAATGTTAGTTTTTCTCCTACAATTCTTAATACATTATTATCAATTTGAAGTGATGCTTTTACTCCAATTGTGGAACCTTCAGTAAGGTACTCCAGAACACTTCCAATTAATCCTTCATTCAGCGATATCGGTATTAAGTCTGAATTCTTTTCATTTGGTCTCCTAATGTCGACTGAAACAATTCCTGCTAGTTTTTCGATTTTATTTACCCTACCTACTAAAATAACTTGATTTAACATGCTTTTCCTCCTTGTTTTGGTTATGTAGCATATTACCTAAATATCGATGTTATAGCAAGTTTAATCTTCTTTCTTTTGCAATCTCTCAGCTATAATTTTCTCAGCTTCAGATAAAGTTTCTTTACCTTGCATTTTATTACTAAAAGAAATGTAATCATCAATGATTCTTTCAATCTTTGATTGATGACTTTCTACGAAGTCTACAGCCTTCTCAGTAGAACCAGTAACATTACTTACCCATTCACCAAAACGTGAAATAACAGCGAGTTTTTTAGCATCTCCTGCTAGAAAAGTTTCTCCTTTTTGTTTTGCTATCTGATTCTTTTCTTCCACTATCATTATGAATTCTTTGATAGTCTTTTGCACGCTTTCATCAAACACAACTTCTGTTGCTTTGTTTACCAACTCGTACACATTCTCAGCTGTATTTTTTAAATCATTCTTCACATCTTTTATCACTTCATTAAGAGATTGATCTTTTCCTAATTTTGAAGTCACATAAAGTGCCAATAATAGTATCGATACTACTAATAAAATAATCTCAAGTGTTGTCATTTTCTTTTCCTCCTAAATGTTTATATATGTTAACTTGTGAATCTTCCAACCTAGTTACTCGATGTTCCAGTACATTAACATCCTTCTTTAAAGATTTAATGTCCTTTGAATGTAGTTCAAGAAGGTTGATCATCTTCACATTTTGTTTATCAATTTTTTGTAAGTTCTCCATTATTTCATCGTTTTTCGACTTGTTGTTTTTCTCTTGTCGATTAAACTGTTTTATTGTGGTAAGGATAACAACTACCATAGTCACTACCCAAAATATGAAATCTTGCATACGAAACACCTCTAAAATTTTATCCCAATCCATTCTGTATCATCTCATTTCGGTAATTCTCAAGGTAGTCTAATTGATCCTTAATCTCCTCTACATAATCTTCTGCAATTTCATTATCCCAATTATTTTTGAAGTCCATCATTTTTGTAAACCAAGGTTCTTCTACAACAAGTTCATACCTTCCAGTTTTCTCATAGTGTTCAACCATACCTCGAATCCGGAAAACGTGATAATGGGATTTAAAATTAGTATTCACATCGAAACGCATGCGACCATATTCAAGCTCAGCTGCAATATGATTCAGCATAAATTCCTTATCATCGTAAACTAACAATTCATCAAGAGTTTCTTGGAATGTTGGATTTATGTAAATCAATGTTTTTTCAATACTCATAATATTATCTGCCGCAGCTCTATGATAAGCAATTATTGATTCATCAAATTGTTGTCTTTGAATGAATCTGTCCTTTGCAAAAACAAACAAATCGTATTCACCAAGAGTTAGATGAAGGTTTCCTCTAAAGCCATCTAAGACTACTGTTACATCTTTATCACTTGAGTCATTATCTAACCCATAGGCTATTGAGCCACCATAATAAATAAGGAGTATCTCCGTATTTGGAAACACTCCTTCAATCATTTTAAATAAATCACTCATTTGGCTCAACCTCCTCAGTTGATTCTGGAAGCAGTGGTTCTACTATATCATAGTCATCATCAGAATCTTCAAAGCCAATAACATTTTGTTTTAACCATTGATATCCAACTTCAATAGGATTAACTCCTAAAAATAGTTCAAAGTCAGAATACGGAATCGAAATATCTACCTCTTCAATCGGATCACTTTTGCTTGCTCGCGCTTCTTTTGTTAAATATGAAGCTACACAAACTGTTATCTTTTTATTCGAGTAACTAATATTAAATGCAGTAATTCGATGATAGGATGCTGCTATTCCAAATTTTGTGTCTAATTCTTTAATTATTGCCATATGTATTCCTACTTTCTTCTCATTCTATATATTGTCACCGAAATGCTATCAGGTGAACCAACAGACATTCCTGGATTAATATATAAAGCTCCCAAGTCACCATACGCAGTATGTACGAAGTCTACCATCTTGATAGAACCATTTCCTTGTCCTGATAATGTTGTCATACTTTTTCCGTAAGCAACCCAAACTTGTGTATCGACATAATTCGCTTTAAATGTTGGTGATATCTCAAAGTCAATCACCTTTGTAATACCGCTTGTAATTGTCGGTCCAGTAACATAACTATCTTCAATATACTTTGCTGTTGAATTAGTACTTGAACGTTTGTCATGGATGGTATCCTCTGTATTTAAATGGTGATTTATATAAGAACCATAAAGACTTGATTGTGAACTTGTACGGTAATATATATAAGTGTCTGATGTATCAACCGAAGTTCCTTGAGTTGATGCAATGACGTGAACTTTATAAATGTAGTCTGGATCGAATGGATACGTCAAACTATGATAGTATGAATAGCCTTGATAGAAGTAAACTTTTTCAAGTTCTCCACCTATTTTAATTACCGATGAAAGCCCTCGTGCATAAAGTGCTTCATTACTATAATCAAAAGCTAACTCACCTACATAAGATAGGTTAGATGTCGTTGGTGTAGATGTTCCTCGTTTGACTCTAATAACAGGCATTAATAAGTACCACCATCAATAATTGAAGATGGTTGAAGCACTTTGGTTTCATCTATACCTAGCCTATAAATTAGTCTTGCTGGTGTATAATTTGTATCTATTACCGGAAAATATCTTAATCCATTTGCTATAACATCATTATCGTAATCCGTCTCTGAAGTAGCTAGGCTAATTCCATAAGCACTATTAATTACGGTATTATCTACATTACCCAAAATTGTTCTTTGTTCTGTCGTTAAGTGCAGATTTGAAGATACATGAGTATTGTAGGTAGTTAATGCAACCCCACCAAGTCCTGCAAGTGAGATCGTAACTGCTCCGGTTGATCCATTAACACTCGTTACAGCATCTGTTGGGGATAAGAGTTCTTGCCAATTTGAAAGGGTTGAATATGGTGATGCCTTTAGTATAAAAGACTTATTTAAGTCGGTTCTAACTGCAACGTCACCTTCTTGTGCGTTTGATAGAGCAAGCATGGCAGTTTGACTTGACACCACATAAGTATTTGTCATTGCTATCTTTGGAACTACACTATCTGCTAGTTTTCCACTCGAATCAAGAATTGGAATGTTTCCATTACCTGTTCCGGTATTTTTAGTTGATGCTGTACCAAGATTTAACGCAGTGATTTTTGTGTCAATTTGATCATCAACTTTATCTACTCCTGGTATTTTTAGATAATCTGACTCTGCTAATGGCACAGATACGCTTGCTACTTTATTAGCTTTTGCTATATATAAATGTTCACCATTAAAGTCAACTTGGGGTTCCCCTGCTTTTACTGTTCCAGTTGTACCAGTTAACGGACCACTACCTGCAGTGGTTCTTCTTTTTATTTGAATTGTAGCCATTTAATTTCCTCCTATTTTTTCATAAACACACTGGTAATATTGTGTGTTGTATTTCCTGTTGTTAACGTAACTACTCCATTGTCATATACAACACTCAATGAATAATCACCCGATGCATAACGGTACGAAACTGATGTGTTCGATCCTACAAATAGAAACATTGCCTCTCCAGGAAACGTAATTACTGTATTGTTATTTATTGTGACATAGAGAATTGAATCACGCAGGTCTACTGAACTAGTTCCTGAAAAACGATATGTTCCCGAAGTAACCAAAGTTAAGGATTTTCTCATGGGTAGATAGTGGTTAAATATCTCAACATCTAAATCATCTACTCTTGATTTATCATTGCTGATTAATTTTCTTGTATAACTTGTTAAGGTTACTGATGTAGTTGTTTTAGTATATGCACATAATACCAACTCATAAAGACCATCAGTATTTAGTAAATTAGTAATTGTTAAAGATGGATAACTACCTGTCTGTTCTTTTAAATATATACTGATCGAATTATCAGATGTATTAACTCCTAAAACTACATATCCATATTTGCTTGAATCTGGTGTCACACCAATAGTTGTTTGGTTTTCTACATAGACGATTCGACCATACACAGAAACGTAACCTTCACTAAATGTAATTGTATTGTTTGCAAGTGTATAACCGCATTCGCTTTTCAATCCTTTAAGTATTCCGACATCACTTGAAAAAAGGAAATGATATAAATCTGAATCAATCCTTGATGTTACATTTCCACCTTCAAATGTTATTTTTTGTAATCCCATCAGAATTCCCCTCCATCAATGTCTGTGTTTGTTATTGTTATATTACTTGTTGATCCGCTACCTGTATTCTTACTAAGTAGCTGTATTTTTTCTGTTAACTTCACTCTATATTCTCCTAACGTTATCAATGCATAATTCAATGAATCCTTAAAGGTAATCCCTGTTATGACTGAATCATATGTTTTACCTTTATGAATGAATGAAACATAGTCACCTAAATAGATATTCTTAAAAGGTATAAAAATCTTGTTTTTCATGTCAATTGTAAAAGTAATATTGTGGTCTAGTTTGGATGTCACCATTTCACTTCTTGCTTTAGTTTCTAATGTTTCATAATCACTATCTGTATAGATATAACTCTTCACCATCACACTAGTGTATCTATGTTCAGATGAGCTATCTTCGGTAATTTCACCAGTAGTAAGTAGGTAATATGTTTTAATACTTTGATATACCTGATTATCACTTCTAGGATAATATATTACTTTGTTAACAAGTTGGCTTGTAGAATCATTCGTTACCACATTTAATATGGATGAAAAGTCGCTCTTCATAACCATGCCTTGATTGACACTTACTATCCTAAAAATAATGCCGGTGATTCGTCCTCTAAGATAAGTAACATCTGTTTCAAAACTAATACCATATCCCTTAGAAACTAATTCGAATATCTTCGACATGTTGATGATGTTATCTGATTCAAAACTAAGACTTCCTGATACACTTGTTTCCTTGCTTACAGTCAAATATGATAGGTTCTGTTTTTCGTCAGAGCTGTTTTTGAAGTAATCTGTAATAATCTGATATAGATAGTCAGCCAAATCACCACTATAACTATTCGCTGGTATATCCAAATTAAAAATCTCCCTGAAATCGAGAGATTTGATAGTTGTTGTATAATCGTCGTTTAGTTCTATACTTTCTAGTATTCCAATATAGGAGTAGACTTCATTCTTTAAAATAACAATATCTCCAATAGTACAGTTGATATTTGTTTTGTTCACTTTGAATGTTGATCGCTTAATCAGAACCATATCCAATGAAAGCTCGAATTGGCTACTTACATAAGCATTGTCCTTGTATTGTAGAGTACTGCGATCAAGAAATAGTAGTTTCATATATTATATTCCTAAATACCCTTCCAAAACAGTTACTCTACAGATTGCTTCAGTAGCCACACCAGGTTTAAATTCAATTTCATAATCACCATGATCTAAGAAAATGAAGTTGTCCTCTTCAAAATCCTGGAGCCCATATACATCAGTAATAGTTCCTGATTCATCCATACTCATCTCTTGTTTACTGGGAATAGAATTTATAGTGATTGTTATATCTTCTGCAGTCACATATAAACGTAGTGTTGAAATCACTTCTCCATTCTTTTTAATCAAGACTTCTGGATCAATTACATTCCCAATTATTTCAACAACTAGAGGTGCATCATTCAAGCCTTCATTTCTTATGAATGCCTTACCTTCAAACGAACTCGAATAATAGTATGGATAACTATATGGATAAACCTTCCCATTTGATGACCCATTGGCAATTATTTCATAGGATTTTTCCTTTAACCAAAGTGACAACTTCTTAAATATTATATTGCTTTGTATAGTACTAGCTACGAGCTCCGCTTTTGATAAACTTACAACATCCACATAACAATAAGCTTTGAAAGCATCATTCTCGTAATGGAACTTATATTCTTTACTACTTTTGCTTATAAAATCTACGAAATCTTTATATCCTTGATACCCTCGTAAAAATATTAGCGTTTCTGATATTTCAGATAATGGTATATTGTATTCTGAACGAGAGTAAAACCGACTATATTCTAAATACTTCATATCTAATGAAAACCCAAGACCACTAACTTGAGAGATAATGGTCTGATTCTTATGATTAAAGTAATAGATATCGCCGTACTCGTTTTCTAAGTAAAATTGTCTAATCAAATCACACTACCTCCTAACGCTTGGTTAATCGAGTCAACATCAAAGGTTGGTGACGTTGTATTGATTGTGATGTTATTTGTACTGTTTGTAGATGAGCTTGAGTTAGAATTATTTACTGTGCTTGTTCCTTTCAAATTAAATGTATCTGAAAAGAAATCTCCAATTCCTCCAAAGAATCCACTAACTTTATCTGCAGCATTCGAAGCAAAATCACTAATACCGTCTGTTACTTTGTTTGCAATGTTTGATATACCATCAGTTACATTTGAAAACGTATCTTTTACCTTACCTCCAAAGTCACCGATTTTAGAAGGTAAATCTCCAATCCACTCAAATATTTTCTGAATAAACTCTACTATCTTTTGCACAATATTTAATACTGGTTCAAGCACAAACATCAACACTTCAATAGCTGGAACAAGTATCGAACTTAATACTTCTCCTACGATTGTGATTAATGGAGCAAGTGCTTCTAAGATTCCAGCAAACATCTGTATTTGCATAATAAGTGGCATCAAAATAATATCAAGGATTGGCACTAATAAATCAACCAGCATAATAACTAAATCAATAATCACATCGAGAATTGGTTGCAATGCTGTCATCAGACTATCGACAATAGCAAGGATTGGTGGAAGCAACTGCATGAATGTTTCCATGAGTCTACCAAGTAATGCTTTGAATTCCTCACTTTGGAATAAGGCCATTGCCAGTATTGCAATAAGTGCACCTATACCAAGAGTTGCTGCATTGATTCCAACTCCTGCAAAGATACCAGATGTACCCACTGCTTTTAATCCCATAGATGCGATATTCAAAATCGGTCCAACTTTACCAACAATTGATAGCACAGGTCCTATAGCTGCGACTAATCCAGTTAATGTAGCAATTATCTTTTTGGTTCCTGAATCCATATTGTTCCATTTAGCAATCCAATCTTTTAAAGTAGGAATAATATTGTCTCTTACTTTGATAATAAGCTCTTGAATAACCGGTAATAGAGTACTTGCTAAATCAGTACCTAAACTTGATACTGCTTGTTTTGTGCGATCCAGAGCATCTGTAAATTCACCAGCTTGTGCTGCTTGTTCGTTTGTTACAATTCCTAATTCTCTAGCTTCATTTTTTAAATCATTTATAGTTGATGCTTCTTGAGTTAGTACAGGGATGATATCAGCTGCTACTCGTTCACTTAATAAATCATTTGCTACACCTAATCTAATAGCCTCATCTTCAACACCACTTAAAGCATCTCTAATAAGATTAAATGCTTCGTCTGTATTCTTTCCTTCTAAATCATCAAGTGATAATCCAATAAGTGCCAAACTTTCGGCATACTTGTCACCATTACCAGTCGCGATATCACCTAAGATACCATTGACTTTAACAAATGCTCTTTCCATTCGTTCAGTTGATACACCTAAGATGGTCGCAGTATGATTCCACTCTTGTAAAGCTTCCGCTGATAGCCCTATCTTTTCAGCTGTATCTCCAATTTCATCAGATGCATAAGCGGATTTAATCGAGAAAGCTGTTAAAGCAGAAACGGCACCCAAAATAGGTACCGTCACACTTTTTGTTAATGTTGATCCAAGCTTTCCAATCTTATCAAACTTAGCATTAGCAAGTTGCTTGATTTTGTCACGTGTTCTATCCAATTGTCCATTCATTTTAGCTAGTTCTGCTTCAGTATATTGGACGTTTCGTTTAAGTTTGTTAAACTCCTCTTTACTCATATCACCAACTTGAACTGCTTTTTTGGCATGCTCAAGCTCTTGGTTTTGAGTTACTAACTTCTTTTTTGTTTGAACTAATATATCATTTAACTTTGATTGTTTCTGTTTCCACAAATCAAGATTAGTACTATCATATCGAAGGTTCGTATTAATTGCTCTTAAGTCTTTATTTTGTTCTTTAAGATTCTTTTTTATACCGTTTAAATCGTTTTCTAAGTCTTTACCATCAAGTGTTAGTTTGATGTTTAATCCTTTGACTGTTTCTGCCATTAATATTCACCTCCTGAGCAAAATAGAACACATCTTGAGATGTGCATATTTGTTTAAATAGAAAAAAGCACAACCGAAGTCATGCTCCTAACACTCTATAAGAAGAGTTCGACTAGGAATCAAACAATTCTAAAGAAGAATCAAATAACTTTCGCTATCGCTCATACTCTAGAAAGAATGACCCTAGTTCTTGTTGTTTTTTTAATAGGTCATCACCTCCATAAAGATTCATAGGCAAAGCCCATGTAAAACTATTTTATCATACCGGAATATAATTACAATAGGAACTTATCAATATCACTTTGTGTTGCCTTCTTTTTGGATTGCTCTCCATTTATAACATTCATCTCTAATTGTACTATCTCAAAATATGTATCTAAATCAAATGTCTTTGTATCTTCAATAGAGATTCCTAAATGTGCAAGATTGAAAATGATGTTTGCTGTTATGTTTTTGACATCACTTTTTGGTGGGTGGTTTGGATGTTGATCCGTTTTGAAACGTACCGAGCATTTCACCTATCGTATTCGTTAGATTTTCAAGTTCATCTTGATTACTTAAAATTGAAAAATCCAATGACATTAAAAAGTCATTGTAAGATTGCTTACTAAATGGGCGATGTAAAACATAAATAATTCGGAAGATAGTATCAATCACAGTTGATAAATCCTCTTCTTTTTTTGTGGTTGATTTCTCTATCTTTTTAATGTCACTAAATAGTTCTGTTGAGAATACATTACGATAATCAATAATTGTAAATAGTGATGAGTGAAGGCGATAATCTTTATCACCTAGCTTAAGTGTTTTTTCCATATTAAATTATCTCCTTAAACAAATGTTGGTAATGCTGGTGATGTAGTAAGGAATGCTGCATAATTTGTATCTCCCACACCTGCTATTACTCTTAAGATTAAATTGCTTCCTGATTCAATTGGTCTGGCTGTAATGTTTAGTGTGATCGAATTTGCCTCAATCGAATCCGCTTTAGACTTACTTGCATCGCCTGATGGAGTCGCTGTACATAAGAAATACCAAATACGTCTCGCTTTGATATCACCTTGAATTTCATATCCTAATGCAAATGTCTTTGTTTCGCTATTTACTACTTCTACTAGATTTCCATTTGTATCTTCTAAAACTCCAAAAATATCCTTTTTAAAGATGTCATCAACTTCTGTAAATTTCAATGTAACTGTTGACCCAGAATTTGACACTAATGTTGCGATAACTTTATCATCTGCATATACTTGTGTGCTACCACCAATTGCTTCAGTAGTAATTTCCTGTGCACCTTCTAAACGTTTAGGTGTTGCAAAGGTCCAACTACCATCTTCTGCTTGAGTCGCAAGTGCATAATGTACGTTTGTTAAACCAAATGTTACTTTATTACTCATTTAAAATACCTCCTGTTTGATTTCATATACTCTGTTAACTGATCCATCTTCATTGATGAATTCAGACAATAATTCAAATTCATAGCCCATAAAATATAGGGCTGCTTCTAATTGTTCTTCAATTGTTAAGTTCTTCTTTTCAGTGATTAAACTTACTTGAAATGTTGCTACTTTTGCTACTACTCTATCATCAGCATATACAATAGAACGATTACTTAATTCTTGATAGATGAGGTAGTTTGGATCAGACTCTAATCCTTCTCTTGTTCCATACGATACTTTACCAGGTAACACAGAATTAAGTGTATCAAATAAAGCCTCTAATTTCTCCTGCATCACATATCACCTTTTTCAATTATAGATTTTATATCTTCTAGCATCTTTGGTGTCAGCAAATTATATGCTGGACGCATGAACGGTCTTGGTCCTACATACTTTCCACTACGATGTGTGAATCCGAATTCAAGTAGATGTGTCAATTTTCCTTTTTCATTTGAGAAGATAGAAATTGTTTTATTAATTCCGCTACCTTGAGGTTCAGCTATAAATGAATCAGCAAATGGTTTTGAACCACCACTTCTTGGTGCATGAGTTCTTATATAACTGACAATCTCCTTAGCTGTTTCATCAAGTCTTTTTTCAAGTTTAACAGTAATCTCTTCAGCATATTCTTCTACCATATTTGAAATAGCAGTTCCAAGTTCATCAAGTGTAATCAACGATGTCACTCTTTCTAATCTTGGTTTTACTCAAATATAGTTCAATAAACTGTCCAATTTGATAGGTTCTTTCAATCTTATAGATGTCTCCAGCAATGTCAGCGTATTTGCTACCATCGTATAAAAAACTCTGGATCTTTAGTGCTATGTCAATTCTTATATCTGATCGTTTGCTTTCATAGTATTCGTTCGATGTAATACTAAAGTTTATACCTATAACTTCTTTTGAGTTTTGAAGTTGATATGCCGAAGATCCAATTGAATTTTGAACCAAATCCATAGTTAGTAGTTTCAATCTAATGTTTGGTGAATTAGGATACATTTTCATCTGTTCCTTTTGTTAATGCAATCTGTCCTACCAACATATCAAATGTTTTAGGTAGTTCTTTCGCACTTCCATCATTCTTAAAACCAAAGAATGTCTTTACATAAATTATGATCACTGTACTAACCATTGGATTAGATTCATCGTTTATATAAGAAGGATCAATCCCACAGCTGGTTAGGTATGCTTTACAACTACTAATATGAGTTGATAGTTCATCGTCAGCATATGATTCTGATTGGGGGATAAGTAATGCTTTTTTCACGATGTCTAATATTGCCATGAGATCAATCCTTTCTTAATTTAGTCTAGGCTACTATTATGCTGCAGCTTTCTTTTTGATGCGTAGGAATCCGTTATAACCTACTACGTTACCACCAGTGAATACTGATGCTTTGTAGCTGATGATTCCGTCTTTGAATTTGTAATCAGTTGATTTACCGATTTCAACTGGCGAGAATACAGGTACTTCATAATTTGTAAGTGCACCATAAGCGATACCATATTCACCAGCGGCTGTATTACTATCTGAGATAGCTTTACAGTTTGAGTTAATGATATAAGGGATACCATCAATAGTTTTGTTGACGTAATCAATTGTGTGTACTTTTCGACCTTCAGGTGTTTTCAATCCAGCAAATGCACGTAAGTCATTCTTATTCAAGATAAGTACTGCTCCACCTTCGACTTCTTCATCTCCACCATAAGCAAAGACAATATCATCAAGAGTTGAATCTGTGATTGCTTCAATTTCAAGAGGTGTAGTATCCGCAAGTGCTACAGCTGCATCACTAAAGATTCCTGTGAATGTATTGGTTGTTCCTGCACCACGTAAGATTTGTTCACTAATTTTCTTTTTAAGTGAAATATTGATGTTACGTAAAACCTCTGCTTGATAAGGAATCGCTGGTAATTTTTCAAGTTCTTCTGTGATTTCCGTATAGGCAGTAATCTTCACTTTGGAAATTGTCAAATAACCAAATGCTGGTTCTGTTTCACTGTAAGGTTGTCCTTCAAGCGTAGTCCCAGCAATACCATTACTCTTAACAAATGATTTTTTATACGTTTCTCCACCGTTTAGGTTGATAACATTAACACGATCCACAAGTGTTGAAACTTGTCTAAATGGTAATGGATCTAATCCTGAAGCAGTGTGATCAGGTAGTAAGATTTCTTCACTTGATACTTGAATAACTCTTGATTCACGTAAACTAGCTCCACGTTGTTCTAGTTTTTCTTTGTCAATTTTAGTTCTGTTATCGATAACGATTGGCTTGATTTCTGTTTTACTAGCAATCGCCATTTTCTTATCAATAACGCTTCTTTCTTCTTGAAGCTCAGTCGTTTCCGTTTCAAAAGCTTCTAGTTTGGTAATATCTGTTTCATTATCGACAAGACCTCTGATTTCAGTCAGTCTTGACTCGATTTCTTTTCGTCTAAGTTCTAAATTCATTATTTTTTCTCCTTTTAAATTTGTGATTTAATTTTGATTCTTTTTTTGATAATGCTTGCGTTTTGTTCTTGCTCTGCTAACTCCATAGCCTTTAGGTCTAACTCCATAGCCTCTAAAGAACGAGCGTATATACTGGTTGCATCATAAGCCGGAGTATCCACAACCGACACATCATACAATCGTTCTATCTTTGTAATAGTTCTCTTTGGAACTCTACCTTCACGATTCCATACTTGTTCATCAACCGTAAAAGCAAAACTCATCTTATCCAACAAACCACTTCTTACCATTTTATAGATGTCTTGATTTGTATTCGTATCTAATAATTCAGCTCGGACTTTTAATCCTAGCGAATCAACTGATAATTGAAGGGACTGGTTTCTTGTTCTTGCTAAAATTAAAAAGGAGTCCATATGATTGTATTTCATAGGAACATCCTTCATTTTTGTTTCTGATAGTGCTCTTGAATCGATTTCTTCAATGAAACCATATTCTTCATCACCGATTAATGTTTCATTATTAAAGACTAGTGCATAGCCTTCTAATATCATCTTGTCTTCTTCTTCATGAAGCGTGACATCTGCGAGTCTAGTTTCCTTTATCATTATTTCTGGTCTCCACTTTCTTAGGTTTAGGTGTTACTTGTTTTTGATATTCATATTCAAGTTCTGAGTCTTTATAGAAAAGAGACTCGAGTTTTTCCTTCTTACAATAATCATCAATGATAATCGTTTTCTTCTTTTGTGTATCTAAGATAACCTTTAAGGCTTCTTCTGATATCTTTCCATTAACTATTATTTTCATCTTTAGGTTCCTCCGTTCCTACCTGATATTGATTTGCTTTATCCGCATCCACAAAGTTTAATGATTGTAGTCGTTTGTTTCCGCCTTCTATTGGTTCAAGTCCTAAAAGCGCTCTTGATTCATTAAGTGACATAATACCTAAACTCATTAGTTTCTCGATTGCTGTTACTTTTGTATTCCATGAAGCATATTGCAATCTTTCACTATAGAAGATGATTTCTTCTCCACGTTCCAACTGATTATCAGTAAGTAACCCCAAAGAAAAAGCCTCGCTAAGTTGAATAGCTAAAGGCTCGATCGTTGACTCATAGAATGAGTTGTATTCATCTTCTGTATATTTGTTCGTAAAGATTGGAACTGATACTCCAAAGTAATCTAGAATCTTCGCTTGTAAGAACTCAAGCGTATCTTTATCAATCAGCTTTGGATCAACTTCCAAAGGAATGTATTCTGACTTCAAATCAATAGGTATAATTGAACTACCTTTTAAACTTACTGATTCGGATAATGCAGCATCAAATAATTCACGTTGCTTCTTCTTGTCTATTTCTGATAGCATACCATTCATCTTCAAGATACCTTTAATCTGCATGGATGATTTTACAGCATTATCGATTCCTTGTAGTAAACTATCATTAATAGATATCGTTTTAAGTATTGCCTCATGATCTCCAGTTGAACCTGTACCACCAAAGATATCGTTTTGTCCGAAATGTCGTCTTAAATGGATAACATTATCGTAAGGCAAAATGTACGACTCTCCATTATCGAACAAGAACTTGATGAAGTAAGTATCTGAACTATCCACTATCATTTCAACTGTGATTGGTCTAAGTGGATAGATACCTTTGAGTTCACCTGTATCCTTATCAAACTTTGGATAAACAAATGCATTATCATTCAGCAATAGTAATGTGATCGTCTTGTAGATAAAATCATAAGGTGTCATGATCTCATTTGGTTTATACTTCAAAAGAAAAGACAGCCTACCTTTTTTCTCGGTTACTGTCTTATCGTTTTCGGTTTTTATAAATCTTGGTTTGAGTTTAGCACATTGGCTAGCGACTCGATCAATACAAATCTTAACCACATCACTCTTGGAAATGTTCGTTCCAAACGGTGTGTAAAATGTATTTAAATTACTAATTAACTGGAGTGCATCAAATGATCCAGTTTTCTTTTTTCGTTTGAATAAGGCCATGCGCACCTCCTATATTTACTATATAAAAAGATGGTAATAAACACATGCTTTTATGTATCTACTAACATCTTACTCTTTAATTTAACTAGACTATTCATACCACTCAAGAGCAATTTTAGGGTCTACACCATCAATTGAAACTATGTCAATATCATCCCACAACTCTTTTAAACTATGTCCAAACACTACTTTCTTCTCCAAAAAATCAGTAAGATTATCAAAATCAAATGCATTAGCCCCATCAGACGTTAATCCCATCCAAAATACTGGAACTTGGTTTTTTTGAGATTTATCAGGCGTCTTACCTAACCAACATTGTTCTCTTTTTAACTCATTCGTGATATCAAAGCAAATCTCAATACACCTATTGGGACAAATATTAAAACTCATTAACTTAATAAATCTATCATAATCTAATTTCATAAACATCACCGTCTTTTACTAATTATACCACAAGACATTTAGCATGAAAACAAGAAAGTTAAAGACGATTATGGGGTTGGTGTGCTTTAAAAATCACTTAGTGAATTAGATCATATTCTCGTAATCTGTCTTGAATCTATTTAAAACTACATAAGCAATTATTAAGGCAACTGTTCCATCAATCCTTTTGTATTTAGAATTAAGTTTAGATGGTTGTATGTTTCCATTCAATTCTACCTTAGCTTGAGTGTTTGCAAGACACCATTTCAGGATAGGATTGTTATTATAATTTACCACATTGTTCTTTAAATCAGCTTCGAGTATTTTCATTGGTTCTGAAAGAGAGTAGATTCCTTGTCTTACCTTCTCCATGTTGAACCCTAAGTCTTCCATTTCTTTTATCCAGTACTGAGAATTCCACGGGTCATATCCAACCCATAGAGGTCTAATACCATATGTTTGTATCATTTTCATAAACCACTGTGTAACCAAACTGAAATCATTTTGATGCCCATCTGTTAATGTCACAAAACCTTTCTTAATCCAAATGTCATATGGAACGTTATCTTCTTTGATTCTTTTCTCTACTACTTCACTTGGCATAAAGAAATGGGGTATTACAAACTTCTTGCTGGTGTCCTTTTTTTGTATTACAAGAACAGCTGCCGTTAAATCTGTGGTTGATGATAAATCCACACCACCAATTGCATAAGTATCTCTCAGGTCATCAATTGTATATTTGTCTTCATTATTCAAGTCATCGAATGATAACCATGATCCTGAATCTGCTTGTTTAATATTAAAGTCTTTACAAAGCATCGTCACTCTTGTCGATAAGTCATGCTTCGATTTGTTCATGACATCTTCAAGGTAGGTATTTAGTTTTACTACTCCAATACTAGGATTGGACTTTTGCCATGTGATTGGATCCTCGTATATCTCCTTAGTGGAGTCTTGTGTATAGAGCCAGGGAAGTACTCTGTTATCATCGATTTCACCCTTGAGCATCTTTCTGGCATAATCTAATTTACTATCTAAAAAACCACCGATTGTAGTTCCTTCAGTGGTAATGATAAATATAAGTGGTTCTTTCTTGGTTGATTGCGATTGTTTGATTGCATCATAGACTTTGGAATCTGTCATTTCATGGACCTCATCTATACAACCAACTTCGATATTGTATCCATCTTTGTTTCTCGATTGAGCAGATAACTTCTTGATCTTGTTTTTAGTCTTTGGAGAATAGATGTGATAGATGTTCTTCTTGCTTCTAGTCTCTTTGGATAACGCTGGAGATTGCTCTCTCATGTTATTAATCTCTTCAAATAAGATATTGGCTTGTTCTGTGGTATTAGAAGCACAAACAATATCTACTCCACCTCTTGATAGAAAGAATTCAGCTAAGTCTATACCTGCTACAAATGTAGTCTTTCCATTCTTACGTGCAATGAGTAAAATAACTTCATTAAATCTACGAAGTCCTGAATCAGCCATCTTAAACCCATATGCTGTTTGTAGTAATGCTTTCTCCCATAGTTCTAAGATGAACGGCATTCCATTAAATGGTGACTTAGTATGTTTACAAAACGTTTCAATGAAATCAATTCTAAGTTGTCCTGGTTTCTCATCAAAGTAATACAGCGGATTTTCTAGGTCATCTATTAGCTGATCTAGTTCTGTCTTTAGCTCTCCACCTACGATGATGTTGCCATTTTCAATTTCATTGTAATATTCTACTAAATAGTTCATTCGCTTGCTCTTTTAAGAAATTCATCAAACGCATCATCTCCATCATCAACTTGAGTCCCAAGAATACTATTCAATGTTTTAATCACTGTCCCATATGAGTTCACAAGCTTCGTATAATACTTCGCTGCTTCAGTCTGTCTTTGTGCTCCTCTATTTGAAGTCTGAATTGCTCCATACTTAATAACTTGATCTTGTAACTTATCAAGTTCCACTTTCATAAATGCAGCTTGATAAATTAAGTTATCTACTAACTCTGTCTTTGATTCATCAACCAAAGAAAAAAGCGACTTTAATCGCTCGTATTCTTGTTTTATATTCATTTTTTACAACCTTCTCTTCTGCTGCTATAAAAACATAATTAATTATATATAGTAATAGGTCTTTCTTTCCCTTTATCAGTGGTTCTAATAATGTCCAAGCTTTTTCTTTCAAAAGGTTCTGGTTTTTGCATTAAATCTAAATTACTTAAAACGTATGTTTCATCATAGTGTCTTTTTAGATCTTTTTCAGAATTAATGCTTTTTATTACTTTATATTTCTTTTTGCTCGTATAAGCAATTTCTTTATTTGATCTTTTCGCAATAATCTTAACTCCATAAATTGGTCCAATAAACATTTTACGTTTATATTTTCTAACTTGTTTGAACATCTGTAAAATTGAAAATCTATCATTATAAAAATCGAGCAACAACTCAACCCCTTCAATGTTTCTTAGTTTAAAATATCCAATCAAATATCTTAGTGACTCGTCAAATTTAAATGTCTGAGTAGCTTTGTTGTTCTCGTTATCATATGTTGTAGACTGTCCAATCCCCGGAACACCATATTTGTTATTATATTTTATGTTGTTTAAATCTTTGTCAATTCGTATAAGAGCCCTAACATAGTTATCAATCATATTGATTCTATTCTCATCAGTATTAAGCGTATTGAAAATTATAAAAACTTCTTTCTCTATTTTCCTCAATGTATCATTTAATAAAACTTTCCTTTGATTATTTATTGATGCATTAAATAGAAGTAAAGATAATACTACTCCAACTACTGAAACAATAACTCCAACAATTGATAAGACTTCTCCAGCTGTAGCTAAAATCATTTATATCAACCCCCTATTAGATAATTATATCACTCATATAGTAATATAACAAACTAATGAAAAAGCTGATTTTCAAAAAATCTGTCTCGTGTTTCTTAAGCGCCCCCTACGCGGTACCCTTAGCATATAAACAATAGGCATTGGGGCGGGGGTTATTTAACTTTGAACTTTACTTTGTGCTCTTCTTCGTCAGATAAGTCGGTCTCAGTGTAGTCACTAATAATATTGTTATCTTTCAACTGTCTAAATGCTTTACGTGCTCTATTTAGAACACGTCCATTATGCTCATCATTAAGACCTCCACTTGATGTAGAATATGTAATGCTATCTTCATCTACCTTTTCAGTAGATCTAGACTTAACTTCTTGAATAGTTTCATTAAATGTATCATATAGATCTATTGTGTCCTTATCAAGTTTCTCTTTACACTTTTCATATGCCTTTTTATTAAATTTCGGATTCATATTATCAACACCTTTCAAAAAGTATTATAACATGAAAGGATATTTAACTCATTATCAAATTACCATCTTCATCGAATTGCTGTGACTTGGAAAAACGTTTATGCTCTTCATTGTGGCATTTCTTACATAACAACTCCAGATTCTCTTGATTCAAACTGATTACTGGTTCCATTACATTATGTACTGTTAATCGTTTAATGTGATGAACTTCTTCTCCTAAAGCACCACACCTTTCACACTTTCCATTAGCATCACGTATCTTGATTTCTCTTGCTACTTGCCATGCCACTGATTTGTAGAATCGATGTATCTCTTTACGCTTTCTCATATAGACTTCTCAGTTCAGTAATCTTATCATCTACATGTTCCCAACGAACATCTAAATCTTCACGACCGAAGTGTCCATACTTTGCTAACTCCTGGAACTTAACATTATCAAGGTTGAGTTCTTTTCTTATGTTTTCTGGTCTAAAATCAAACACATAATTTACGAGTGCTTGTATTTCTTCATCAGATGTTACTCCAGTATCAAAGGTATTAACTAAAACACTGACTGGTTTTGCTACTCCAATTGCGTAGCTTAAGTGAATCTCGCAATGTGTGGCCAAACCTGCCCCTACAACGGCTTTTGCTACGTATCTAGCATAATAAGCCGCACTACGATCAACCTTGCTTACGTCCTTACCTGAGAAAGCTCCTCCACCATGTTTAGAATACCCACCGTAAGTATCAACGATAATCTTTCTACCAGTTAGTCCTGAGTCTGCATATGGACCACCAATAACAAACTCTCCTGTTGGATTGATTAACACTTCTGCATCCAGTATCGTATCGAAATCAAACACCTTTGTTAACACTTCATTGATGATAATGTCTTCTGCTTTTTCTAAGAATACTCCTGGTTGTGTCTGCGCTGAAACGACAACAGTCTCTACTTTCTTAGGTCTACCATTTTCATAACCAACAGACACCTGACATTTACCATCAGGTCCAAATATATGTGAATACTTTTCTTTACGAATCTTATCCATCTCTTTTGATATTTGATTCGCTAACATAATCGGTAAAGGCATGAACTCCTGTGTTTCATTACAAGCATAGCCAAACATAATACCTTGATCGCCTGCACCTTGTTCGTGTGAATCAGTTGAATTAACTCCAAGAGCAATATCAACCGATTGTTTGCTTATTTTCTCCATGACTACAAAATTATCATCGTAGCCAATCTCTTTTAGTTTTTCTTTTGCTATATCTGCATAATCCACTTTCGCAGTTGTTGTGACTTCACCAAAGACAAAGACTAAATCATCTTTGATTGCCGTTTCAACTGCTACTCGAGCATTCTTATCTTGTTCTAGAATAGCATCTAGTATTGCATCACTAATTTGGTCACATACCTTATCCGGATGTCCGCTAAATACAGATTCACTTGTTATTATTTGCATAAAGATTCATCTCCTTTATTAAATAAAAAAAGGAGTAAAACTCCTTAATTTCTTAAATATCTATTATCTGCATACTTACATGCATCTTTTTCCATTTCACTATCAACATGATTTACTTTATTCGTCATTTCATAATGCCATCTTTTTACAATATCTTCTTCAATCAAACTTGATAAGTCTTTCCCATCCACCATTAATTGAACTAGAACTCTCTGATATAGATGCCGTACTTCATGTGCAATTGTGTTTTTTATATTATCCTCTATATCTGTTGAATCAACTACAATCTTCTTATTAATTGAATCTAGGTATCCTCCAAAAGAGGTTGGAACTATGGCAACTCCATTTATAGTACCCAAATCATAATCCTTTAAGTCTTCCATAATTTCACTTGGTGTTTTTAATACCAACTCCACAACTTCAAAGTAATTGTATAGATCCAAAGCTTCTAATTCTTCTAGATAAAACTCATCATAATCCATTATAACCCTCTCCTTATATAGAAAATTATAACATAGAAATCACTTTTCACTCCAGTTCTTATTTTGCTATCTCCCATGCTGTATAAACTGAACGATAAGTACAATCCCAAGTATCAAGTATCACTCCATCTACACACGCTGTTATATGACCTGCCATTTTTAGGATGTACGTACCTTTTGGATGTAACTCTGTAAAGTCACTACCTTTGATTCTAGGTTCACCTTTTACTGCTTTGAATATCAGTCTAGGATAACCCTTCAGATAATCGTATAAGAACTTCGTGTCCTTGTAACTTGAATACCCAAGTTCTCGTTTCTTGCGATTCAGTTCTCTACGGCATTCTAAGTAATCCATATCGGTCGCTGTTGCGATTGCCCTTACTACACAATCTCCAGTTTTGATTCCTTTCGGATGTGCGTTAAATTCCTTAAACATAAATAGCCTCCTTTAATTTGGTTACTATATATATCACTCTAAAAGGACTAAATAGCAAGTTATATTTTCACTATAGTGACTTATTTTCAAAGTAATCAAAATCGCTAAGTGGAGACCTTTCTCCATCTCTTATCAAATAGCAATTATCGTTTGATTCTCTATGTTTGATGTAGCGTTTAACAATAACATCAATAAACTTCTCATCTAGTTCCATCAGATACGCTTTACGGTCTAGTTGATCCGCAGCAATCATGGTTGAACCAGAACCACCAAACAAATCAAGAATAGTTTCATGACGTCTTGATGAATTACTGATTGCTTTACCTACGAGTTCTAAAGGTTTCATCGTTGGATGTTCTTCATTCTTTCTTGGCTTGTTATATTCCCAAATCGTATCTTGAGAGCGATCATCAACAAAGTAATGAGCTGCTCCTTCTTTCCATCCGTATAAGATTGGCTCGTGCCTCCAGTGATAATCTTGTCTTCCAAGCACTAAAGCATTTTTAACCCAAATCAAACATTCAGCTAGTTTATATCCAGCCTTATTGAATGCATTTCTAAAGTTAAGTCCTTCTGTATCTGCGTGGCAACAATAGATCGCACCACCTGGTTTTGTATGTTCAAACATATTCTGAAAAGCAGCCAATAAAAAAAGATAGAAAGTATCGTCTTCCATCTTATCGTTTTTGATCTTTCCAGCTGTCCCTTCATAATCAACATTGTAAGGAGGATCAGTAAAAATCATATCTACTACTTTGCCATCTAATAATTTTTTCACTTGTTCCGGATCTGTTGAATCACCACACAACACTCGATGAGGACCTAACTCAAAAATGTCACCAGGTTGTGAGAATGGAACTTCAGGGATTTCATCATCAATATCAAAATCATCATCCGCTGCATTATCAGGAAGCAACTCTTCCATCTCTTCAAATCCAAACTGAAGCATATCCATATCCAAGTTTGCTAGTTCATCTTCAAGCTTCGATAAATCCCAACTAGCCAGTTCAGCTGTCTTGTTATCTGCTAGCCTAAATGCTTTGATCTGTTCCTCGTTTAAGTCATCTGCGATAATACACGGCACTTCAGTTAAACCAAGCGACACAGAGGCTTTTAAGCGGGTATGTCCGGCTATAATGACGTTATCACTTGTAATTACAATCGGTACTTTAAACCCGAATTCTCTGATTGAATTAGCAACTGCTTTAATTGCCTCATCATTGTTTCTTGGATTGTTTTCGTACTCTTGGAGTACTTGTACTGATTTCATCACTATATTCATTTGTCCATACCTCCTCACCTTTTTCTAGGCGTTTCTCCATAAGCTCAATTTCAGCTTTCTTTTCGTTATATTCAATACCAAACTTCGTAATCAACAAATACTTGATCGCTTGAATATCTGGTAATGATTGTTTCTTATATTTTGTGATACGCTTTTTCGTACCTGTTTTTGTTTCCTCAATAACGGTTTGTGTTTCTTCATATTCAAAGCCAATCGCACGTTGATAAACAGCATCTACTAGTTTTTGCCTCAAGTCCTCATCACCAAATTGAAAAGCATCGTCTAATCGTTTATGAGATTTACGTAACTTGATGATTGTTTTTTCTGTGATACCCAAATATTCAGCTACCTGTTTTTGAGTCGCTCTTTTCGACACCATTTCAGATATTGCTTTTAATTTATTTTCTAAATGTCCAGATTTCTCCCAACGCTCATAAGTATCGAGCATTTTTCCTTTCATACTAAATCACTCCAACTGTAACATAAAATTGTAATTGTTTACGAGTTGGAATACTACAAGTATCTCTGCAAAAACAAAAAAGAACCCATAATTATATGAATTCTTCTCGTTTCTAGGCTGGTTGTTAAGCCAGTATTCCATGTATCTTACACCTTGCTCATTATAATACTATCACACCCTTGACAGTTTCACAATATATCAGCCTTGCTCAACCTTGTCATTTTGCCCTCGCAGATTTTACACATACTGTTATGAGAGGAGTTGATACTATGAAGGAAACAATTGTTGAACTCAAAATTAAAGGTTATCATGTAGCGATTGATAATGAATCAACTATCATTACTAAAGATGATGAGACGCTACTAAAAGTAGAGCATAAACACATTAAAGCAATGATAGAGTTCATTACACAAAAGATTAACCAAATCAAGAAACAAATCGAAACTAAGGAGTAGCTACAAACTCCTTTAGTTCTTTCAATCAATCTCAAGTTCCAACAAAGCCTTATCATGCCATCTTCTTATTGTAGCTGATGAGAAGAACATTCTTTCAGCAATTTGTCTCCAACTTAACCAATCAATATATCTATAAACTAAAATCAATTGATAATTTTGATCTTCAATTTCTTCTATAGCTTGTATCGCTTCTTTCTTATAACCAGGTAGTTTTCGTTTCATTTCTTTGATTTCAATCTCATAATCCAAAGTCTTAAGTATCCACTTCTCAAAGGGAGCTTTCAGACTTTTGCCACCATCAACTCGAATCGCATCAAATTGAATGCCCGGTATTTCATTAGCCAAACGTATGTACGTATCAACTAATGCCTGTAGCTTTTCAATTTTCACTTTTGTATTGTGATATCTGCTTAGGTACTCTTTAGCCGTCATCTTCTTCCTCCTTGAATTTACTTAACACATTAATTTCAATTGATATCCCTGTTGGATCATCGGACCATAACTTTTCCACATGTTCAACTACTACTTGGGCATCATCATTCCAAAATCCGACTTCCGTCATGCAGTCTTTCAGCATCTTCTCCAGATTATCTGTGTCTGGTCTAGTGACTCTCCATTCCTGATGCTTATGTCTTTTACCTCTTGGAAATCTCCATATCACATCGAGTCTAATTGGACCTTGCATTGGTTCCTTTGGTTTGAACGGTCTCAGATGTTTGATAATTGTCCGTCTTGCTTTCTTTAATTTTTCCGGTTTATAGAAAACTGGCCTGTTGTTCACCAGTGTTACTTTATTTTGTTGTGCTGTTATTGTTGGTGGATCTAGTAATAGAAATATTTTCATAGTTTCCTCCTTTTTCAGAATTTTTTGAATTTTTAGTTGAAGATAGGCAAGTGCTGACGTTGATGCATTTGTTTGGGATAGGGCAGGCTTACAAGCCCTATCCTACAAACTATGCGTCAGCGTGTTGCGAAGCGAACATATATATAAGCCCTTTCGTCACTTTGCGAAGATAGGGATATTTTCCTTTCTGCGTCGTCTTGCGAACATAGGAATCTTTCTCCTTTATTCGTTTTGCGAATTGTTTATTTTCGATATACATTTCCTTTTGACAATAGGTAATCATTTTCAAATTCTGATACACGTTTTTGAATTGTTCGCACACTAATTCCAAGATAATTTGCAAGTTCATCAGTAGTGCAAAATTCATTATCTGCTAAACATATATCGAAAGCTGTATCAAACTCATCTTTTCTTGATTCAGGTGTTTGATTTCGTTTTCCACTTTTAGTCAAGTTCCCTTTCGGATCCCCGTTAGCATATACCTTTTCAAGGATTCCTTTATCATCTACTCGATGAAGCGGATACTCAAACCAAAAATTCACTGGTTTAAAGTTTTGAAATTCACGTAAACTACTCTCTAGTCGCCACGCTGTAGCATTTGGGTTATCAGCATTTTGAAGCATGAAATCTTCGTCTGTTTCTAATTGAATCATGTCAAGTTGTGCATCCGGATCACGTGCAAAGACTCCAGACCCTGAAGCTCTATCCATTGCTTTTTTGTAGCCCTGTGCCCCTTTTGAATGATGGTGACTATATATTGCTGTAACTCCTACTTGTTTACATATCTTGTCAAACTGATTACTAAATCTTCCCATTTCAGAAGCGTTATTTTCATCACCAGTTATAACCTTATAAATAGGGTCAATAATAACTGCATCGAATCCTTGATTTTTGATTTTTCTAACAATAATAGGTACAAGTTTATCTAGTGGCATCGCTTCACCTCTAAGGTTCCAAATCGCAATATCATGACTATGCTTTGGTTTTAGTTTCATTGCTTTATATATTTGAACAAAACGATTAATAAAACTCGGTCTATCAATTTCTAGGTTTATATACATAACTTTCGACTTCTTACATTGAAACCCAAGCCACTTTATACCTTCTGACAAAGCAACCGCTAATTCCATTAATAAAAAACTCTTCCCAGCTTTTGATGAACCTGAGATAAGCATTTTGTGGCCGACACGAACAACTCCTTCTATTAGTTCATCAGGTACCTTAGGTGACTCTGTTATAGCACCATCAAGAAGTTCATAACTTGGCAACTCGTCATTAACACCTTCTGCAAAATCCATCCATTCGTTCCAACTTCTTCTACCAATATTCGTATCGACTAACGTTTGAATCACACCGTTTCTTGTTACTCCTGGAAGTCTTGAAAGTCTTGATGGATTTCGATTTGCTGTATCCACTTTGAAGTCATGCTTTGCTAAAAATCCGTACAAGTAATCTACTCGTTTTCGATATTCTTGATAATCAGATGCATCAACCTTAACGATTGCATGTAAGCTCTTGGAACCACTATGAACCAAACATGCAACCGGGAGTTCAAGTTTCCTATACAGTGCATCTTGATCTGGAATAGGCATGTCATCTGATTCTATTAATGCATAGGTAAATCTAGTAATGTTTTCATTCTTAACACCATGTCCATCGACCGGATTAAACCTGATCCATGCACCACACTCGTTTTTCCAATCACCAATCACGGCTCCAATATCATCCGGATGTTTTTTTAGTTCAGCTATTAATTCCTTAGCAGTTCGATCGTAGTAACCTTTTCCAGGCTTCCAGATTCCTTCCTTGTCTTGCCACACATCACTTGTGACATATGCAACTTTCTCATCGTCTTTAAATAGTGTTTCAAGATATTTAATGAGTTGTTCAGAAGGTGTGAGGTCTGTAGTAGGATCATAGATTAAACCGTCGCCATCATATTCAATCGTATCGTTCCAATCCATAAATCCACCACGAGGTTCCCAACCTGTATCTTTTGCCATCTTGATAATTGTTCCACCTGATATGGGAATAGAGGAACCTTTGAAAGTTCCCCATTTCCTATCGCACTCACCGTCTTTATAACGGCTATCATTCTTGCTCCAGTCATCCCATACTGAACAGTCATATCCTTCTGCTTTGAGTGCCATGCCTATTTGTATCCATTCTTCATATGTTGTGTTTGATGCATCAATTCGTTTTAATGCTTCTAATATACTGTCCATTCATGTCCTCCTATGGTCTATATGTTGCAGCATTGATTGTTCTTGGTAACATCCATCTATTATCTGCAATTCGTGTAATCATTTTGCTTGCTGCTTCAAATGCCCACATACCGACATGTAAGAATCCGTATCGTTCTAAGAAGCGTATTTGTTTTGGTGTAGCTAATCCTTCCATTTGTCTGTTTTTCAGTTTTTCAATGAGCATACTTGCCATACCACAGCTTGTAACTGCATCTGGAAAGATTCCATGATTTTCTAGATACTTCAATTGCTTATCTGTAGCAGGTCCCATTTCCCAAACGAAAGTCGGTTCATAACTTGCTAAGTCTTCTGCTGATATTGAAAATGCATATTGAATTGGATCTACAAGTTTTGATTTTCGTTTACGCATTGCTGCAAGTTCTCGTGCCAATGCATCTTCACGTTCTTGAATAGCGTCTCTTTCTGCTTCGACTTCAGCTTCCAGTAAATCAATGCCAGATTCTTGATCCATCATTTTCTGATCGATACGTTTTGCTAACTCTTCATCTTTTGAAACAAGTGCGGAAGGTCTACACAAATCATGGCGTTCAGTCATCCATAAGAAGTCCAATAATAGCAACTCTTTCTTTCCTGGATGTAGTCTCATACCACGTCCGACCATTTGTTGATATAAACTTCTTATTTTCGTTGGTCTTAACACAACAATAGTATCTACTGAAGGACAATCCCAACCTTCTGTTAAAAGCATTGAATTACATAAAACGTCATACTCACCATTTTCAAAGTCAGCTAATATTTCATCTCTGTCTTTACTGTTTCCATTTACTTCAGCTGCTCGTATTCCATGTAGGTTTAATAGCTCACAAAACTTCTGTGATGTCTTAACTAATGGCAAGAATACTACTGTCTTTCTACCTTTACAGTAGTTCAGCATTTCTAGTGCGATTTGATTTAAATATGGTTCTAATGCTGAGCCAACTTCTCCTACTGCATAATCACCATTAGATACACCAACACTATGGATATCCAATTCAAGCGGAATCATCTGTGCTCTTACTGGTGTAAGATAACCTTCTTTGATTGCTTGATGTAGTGAATATTCATAAGCTTTTGAATCAAAGTATTTTCCTAGATTCTTTTGATCTGATCTATCGGGTGTAGCAGTAACTCCTAGTACATTTGCCCCTTCAAAATGACTTAGTATTCGCTGATATGTAGTACTCATTGAATGATGCGCTTCATCTACTACGATTGTCTTAAAATAATTACTTGGAAAGTTAGTAAGTCGTTTATGTTGTGATAATGTTTGAACGGATGCTACTGTAACTTGTTCTGATGAGCCAATGGCTGAGGACTCAGCTTTTTCTAAAGCCGAATCCAATCCACTGGTTTCAAATAATTTTTCTGAAGCTTGATCTAGCAATTCACCACGATGTGCAAGTATTAATGCTTTGCTTCCATCTTTCGTCTCTTCTTCAACAACCTTTGAAAATACGATTGTTTTTCCTGTACCTGTAGGAAGTACTAATAACGTTTTTTGATGTCCTTGCATCCATTCGTTTCTAATTGCATCTACAGCTTCATTTTGATAAGGTCTAAGTTCCATACCAGACACCTCCTAGAAAGGAAGATCGTTTGGTATAAAGAACTCTTCGTTGTAATCAATAAAGCGATCGATGTCATTGGTTGTCTTTTCATCACCATATGAGTTGACATATTTACGAGGTTTGAAATGTGCACGCCCTTTTGAACCAAGTACTTTATTCCAATCCATCGTTAACTTTTCACCATGTTTTTTTTGCCCGATACATCTAAAAAATGATGAAATACGCCATTCAATTGTGCGATATAACAACAGATCAAACTTGACAATAGCTCTTCCTTCTTCGGATTCTACTTGTACTGTAATCGTTGCTTTGTTACATGCAGGAATCTTAGCCCCTCCAGGAAATCTTCCTCGTTCAAAATGAGTTACTGTAAAGTTGTAATCACCTTCTGGTAATATGACTAACTCCTGTCCGTCTTCTTCGATGGAATCATTCCAGTCCATCAACATGTTTTTATTTTCTTCCATGATTATTGTTCTCCTTTTTCATTTTTTATTGTTTCTACAATTTTCTTCCAATTCGGGATAATCCAACGTGTAATGAAATCGTCTGAATATTCACTGATTGGTGTTTCTACTTTATAGTGACCTTTTGCGGCTACTACTTTTTGCAACTGTTCTTCGGTAACGTCTTCTTGTTCTAGTTTCTTTTTAAGTTCATCTACAAAAGCTAACGTTGTAATATCTTTTGAGTCGTAGTCCATCATTTCATCAGCTGGGATATCGTAAATTTCAAACAGATGTGAGATAGCCTTAAAATCAAGTTCAAGTTCTTCTGGTAAATCAAATCTGTTCTTTGCATCATAAGTTGGATTATGTGTGGTATATAAAACACGTTTCCCACCTTGAGCTTTTTTCTTATTGGTATCAGTTGTAACAACATAAATCTTGTAATTCACAAAGAATAATGCGTCACTCCACTCTTTGATTAATGGTGCTACTTGTCTTGATAGTTTCATCTAGTATCTGTCGAATGATCCTTGTTCTTCTGGTAGTTCAAATTTGCGTGGTTTGGCATGTGCTGTAATCACAACATTGATACCTACTTCGATTAACTGGTCAAGTAGAGTAAGTAACCTTGCAAACTCATCCACTAAGTAGACATACCCTTTACCATATCCAAAATCTTCTATATTGTTTTTTCGATACTTTTCACATACTGCATTCGTACATAACGTTTCAGACCAGTCAGCTGTATCCAATACGACTGTCTTACAAATATGTGGATTCGCATGGATTTCTTTTACTGTGGCAATTAGTTCATTCCATGATTTGTTACATTTGATTCTTCTTACATCTAAATTGCTTGTTCCGCCCTCAGTATCAATAAATAGTGGATCTGGAAATTGACTGGCGAATGTAGACTTTCCGATTCCTTCTGGTCCATATATGACGATTTTCTTTGGACGTTGTTCTTTACCTTCAATAATATTCAACATTTTATTTTTCTCCTTTTTCGATTGTTGTTACCTCTTCACGAGGATCTGTTTCTGGTACTAGAATCACCGATCCTGTTTGCATCGAAATGTATGGTCCGATAATGCTAGTGACTTTGTCTTTACCGATTCGTTTGGTCAGTTCTGTAATTCCAGCTACTTTTTGAGCACTATATGGATCAATTCCAATCTCTTCACAAGCCTTAATTAATCCAGGTTCGTTAGTTACTTTTCTTGACACTCGTGCATGAACTAACTTAAATCCATTCCACTTATGACCGTTTTTCGCTCTTGTAATTGCAAACTCTTTTAGCTCATTTGCATAACGGATATAGTCGTCTAGTTTCGGTAATAATTCTTCTATCTTTTCATCAGAGTGAACT